TTATGGCACTTACAGTATTCTTCGGACAACTTTATGTTGGATATGGATACCGTCTGATGCATGGAAGTATGCTTGATTTGATGGATAAAGTTGATGGAGTGCTTCTCCGTGCAGAGCCTGATAATGAACCTAAATTTTATTGATGATTGTATCTGAAACTGATGCTAGATGGGCAGCAGATGAGTTTGTAAAGTATTTCTCTCAGATGGGAAATATTGAAGACTATTTGCGCTTTGTGAAGAAAGAAGTTATTAAGACCACTAACACTATTGCTCCTTTACATGATGAGTTCTTCAATGAAGATATTCATCCAGAGGACATGGAGTTTGATATCAAGTTTGTTGGTGATCGTTTCCAACAGTCAATGCCCCAGGAGCACTACAACACTCTTCTGAAGGCGGTGTCTTCTCATAATAATGAAAGTAATATCCCTGGTAGGGAACTTCGTTGGATGGTGTTTGAAAAGAACACTAAGAAAGTTCTTGGGTTCATTCGTTTTGGGTCTCCTACAATTAATTCCAAACCGAGAAATGAGTGGTTGGGTAAAGCACCCAATCTTTCTATTTTCAACCGCCATGCGGCTATGGGATTTGTGATTGTCCCATCACAACCCTTTGGATACAATTATTTGGGAGGAAAACTCCTAGCACTTCTGTGCTGTTCTCATTTCGCCCGTGAGACGCTTAATCAGGTCTTTGAAAAGGACATTGCCCTATTCGAGACAACATCGCTCTACGGGTCTACTACAGACGCCTCACAGTATGATGGCCTCAAACCATTCATGCGATACAAGGGTTTGACTGAGAGTAAGTTCTTGCCTTTGCTGCATGATGAAGCATTTCATAAACTTCATGATCGGTTCACTCTTCTGAACAACAATACTCCATTGACTGATAGTAAAGCATCGTCGAAAAAGATGAAGCGTCAGACTAAGATGATTTCTATTACTCGTAATTCTCTTAAAGAGTATGGTTTGGATAATGAATTAGATCAATTCAATTCTGTAATACAAACCGCACTGTCACTAACACAGAAGAAGAGAACTTACTTTTGTGAGTACGGATATTCTAACGTTCGTGAAGTGATTCTTGGTGAACAAGAAGAACTGCTTCGTGGACCTAACTGGGACAAGTTCTATCTTGAGAACATCATCTCTTGGTGGAAGAGGAAAGCAACAAAGAGATATGAAAAACTAAAAGCAGAAGATAGGTTCAGAACAAAGATCGAACTCTGGACAGATGATGACGACATTCAGATTATCCGATGAAGTGTGAAGTAAAACTATTCAAGGCTGGAACAGTCTTTACTGAAGAAGTAATTGCTGTTGATTATCAAGACGCCCGTAAGGTTGCTCTTGCTCGTAATCCTGGTGCAACAATTATTAGTGTCAACGCTGTATTTAAATAATGGAACTTAAAGACTGGCTCAACTCAATCAACTTTACTAAAGAAGATCTAAAGGAACACGCAAAAGATTATCCTCCATACATTATCAATCGTTGTCTTTCTGGGCACTTGGATTGCATTATGTTTGCCAATGAAATGAACAAGTATAACTTTCTTGACAAAGATATGCAATATTCCTTTTTCCTAAATACTTTGAGGAAAAAGAAGAGATTTTCTCCCTGGCTCCGCAAAGAAAAAGTCACAGACTTAGAATGTGTCAAAAAATATTATGGATATAGTAATGAAAAAGCATCTCAAGCTCTGAAGATTCTTACAAAGGAACAAATTAACTTTATTAAACAACGACTTGACATTGGAGGAACAAAATGACTGCAACAGTTGAACCTACTGTAGAATGGTCACAGGATAAAATGGTGGAAGTGATCCTGAATGAACCAGATGATTTCCTCAAAGTTCGTGAGACTTTAACTCGTATTGGAGTTGCATCGCGTAAGGAAAAGAAACTCTATCAATCTTGTCATATTCTGCACAAGCAAGGTAGATATTATATTGTCCATTTCAAAGAACTCTTTGCATTGGACGGTAAACATGCTAATCTTACGGTCAATGATGTACAGCGCCGTAATCGCATCGCTCGCCTACTTGCTGATTGGGGTCTCATTACAATCGTAAAAGAAACTTTTGTAGCTGACATCGCTCCCTTGAATCAAATTAAAGTTCTTGCATATAAGGACAAAAACGATTGGGTTCTTGAGCAGAAGTACAACATCGGTAAGAAAGGCAAGCAACAAGAAGAAGCATAAATAAAACGTCGCTCTTTCGTGCGCGACACGCTACATACGGAATATACGCTACTATTTGGGGGGTTACCAACACCCCCTTTTTTGTGCTTTGTGTTATAATTAGTAGTGGATGCCGAACGGGTCCACACAATCAAATCTCGCTTACAAAGGAGAAGTAAAGATGGGAAACCTCATGAAGTATAATGCTGCAAATATCGATCAGTTGCTTGATCGTATAAATAAGAACAGCATCGGTATGGATGAATACTTCGATCGTCTGTTTACACTACACGAAACAACGACGAATTATCCGCCGTATAATCTAATTCAGGTCAGCAACGTAGAATCCAGGCTTGAGTTAGCACTCGCAGGATTTAAAAAGAAACAAGTAAATGTCTACACACAAGACGGAAAACTCTTTGTCGAAGGACAAAGAGAAGATGGAGAGTCA